ATCCTCATGGGCGGCGAGGTTCCGGCGATCCGGACCGGCAAGAGCGTCGCCATCCCGGCCGCGACGATCAGCCTCGCGGGCAGCGCTCCGTCGATCAGCGCGGGCAAGCGTGTCGCGGTTCCGGCGGCGACCATCGCGCTGTCGGCATCTGCCCCGACCGTCTCGGTCGGCGATGCCGTCACGGTTCCTGCCGCCACGATCACGCTGACCGCGTTTTCTCCGTCGCTGGCAGCGGGTAAGTCCGTCGCGGCACCCTCGGCCACCATCACGCTCTCTGCCGCGCCACCGACGATCCAGGCGTCAACAGGGGCCAGCATCGCGCCGCCGACCGCCACCATCCTCCTCGGTGGCGAAGCGCCGTCGATCAGCGCGGGCAAATCCATCGCCGTCCCGGTCGCCTCGGCTCAGGTTCTCGCGGCGCTTGCGCCGCAGCTGGCGGCGGGCAAGTCCATCGCGGTCCCTGCCGCCACCATCACGCTCACCGCCGCGTCTCCGACACTCGCGGCGGGCAAGGCCATCGAGGTCGCCGCTGCGGCCATCGCCATCGGCGGCATTCCGCCGCGCATCCAGCTTATCGCGCCTCCCGGCACGCTGCGCGTCATCCGCGATGCCATCAGGACCGCCTGGGATGCCCGCTGGCCGCATGGAACCAGTTACCGGGTACTCTGGCAGCAGAACGACAACGAGAGCGTCCCAGAGCCCGGCGAGGCGCGTGCGTGGGTGCATGTGATGATCGACTTCGACGGCGAGGACATTCGCGCCTATGCCGGCGGTCGCGAGGCATCTGACCGCGAGTGGCGCGGGACGGTCGAGATCCGTGTCATCGCGGAGACAGGCTATGGCGACGACGCCGCGCTCGACCTTCTCGATGACGCGGTCGGTGTCTACCGCTCGCGCCGCGAGGCCGGGCTGTCGTTCATCGAGGGCTCGACCGAGATCTTTGACAGCGCGACCGAGGACGGCGCGTGGTTCGTGCGCGGCACGATGATGCCCTGGACGTATGAGTACCGGGCATGAGCCTCAGGACAACCATCCGCACCGAGATCAAAGCAGTCTGGGACGCGCGCTGGCCGCACGGCGAGACCTATCGCGTCATCTGGCATCAGAACGACCACCCCGACACGCCGACCCCGGGCGAGGTGCAGCACTGGCTGCACCTGCACGCCGAGTTCAGTCGCGAGGAGATGCGCGCGTTCGGCGGCGGGTCGCTTGCCAACGAGCGGCTCTGGTTCGGCGCGGTCGCGGTGCGCGTGTTCTCTGAGGTCGGCATCGGCGAGGACGTCACCCTCGATCTCCTCGATGCCGCCGTCGTGGCGCTCCGCGCGCGGCGCGCGGGCAATCTGACTTTTGTCGGACCTATCGTCGGCATCGACGACACAACACGCTCGAACGGCGCGTGGTATAGTCGCGGCGCGTCGATCCCGTTTCAATACAGGTTCCAAGGGTAAGGAGACCCGAGATGCCAATTTCCGAAGGCGTGCAGTCGCGCATCGTCTACAAGGCTTACAGCAGCGGGTCGATCACGGCCAACAGCGAGCCGGATACCGCGACCGACCCCGGCACGTCTGGCGGTCAGGTGCTGCGGCGGGTCTCGTCGTCGCTGAACCTGGTCAAGGATTCCTACCAGTCCGAGGAGATCCGCACCGACCGGCAGATCACCGATTTCCGCCACGGGCTGCGGCGCGTCGAGGGCTCGATCTCGGGCGAGCTGTCGCCGGGTACGCAGTTTGAGCTTCTCGTCGCCGCGCACCGCGACTCAGCGGTGTCGTCGCTGTCGCTGTCGAATACGCAATTCACCAGCGTCACCAGCGACAACTCAACCTCGGCCTTCGTCTTCACTGCTGGCGACCCGGTGACCTCGGGGTTGCGCGTCGGCGATATCATCCGCTTCGGCACGCTCGCCGCGACGGCGAACAACGACCGCAATTTCGTGATCCGCAGCTTCGGCGGAACGTCGAACCGCACCGTCACCGTCAGCCCCGCGCCGACCACTGACGCGGTGGCCGACACCAGCTTCACCGTGTCGCGTCCCGGCAAGACCACCATCGTCCCTGCCAGCGGCTTCACGGCGCGCAAGTTCGGCATCGAGGAGTATCGCGAGGACTTGGATCTGTCGCGCCTCTTCACGGAATGCCGCGTGTCCGGCTATTCGCTGTCGCTCCCGGCCACCGGCCTCTCGACTGTGGAGATCCCGTTCATGGGGCGCAACGCGGTCTCGCTCTCGGCGGGCAGCGCGCCCTACTTCACCGCGCCGACCGCCGCGACGACGTCCTCGGCATGCGCCTCGGCCAACGGTCTGATCCTGTCGCCGGACGCGGGCTCGTCGCCGCTCGGCATCGTCACCGGCATCGACATCGCGCTCGATCTCGAAGCCGAGATGCAAGCGGTCATCAATCAAAACATCGCGCCCGAGATCTTCCTCGGCCGCGCGAACGTCACCGGCACGGTGTCGGCGTTCGTGGAAGATTTCGCCCTCTTCAACGCCTTCCTCAATGAGAGCGAGCTTCAGCTGATCGTGCGCGTCGATAGCGGCTCGGCGGCGAACGCCGATGCCATCTGCATCTACCTCCCGCGCGTCAAGCTCGGCGGCGCGGACATGCCGTTGAGTGGCGCGAACGGTCAGACGATCTCGCTGCCGTTCCAAGCGCTGCGCTACACCGGCAGCGCGGCGGGCCGCGACACGACCACCATTCGCATCCACGACACGGCGGCCTGAGCATGTCGCGTTTTGCCGGTCTCGGCGCGTCGGTGGACAAGCCGACGCGCTGCTATCTCTCGATCCCCGTCGCCGGTCGTCCGCCGCTGCTGTCGCGCGACGGCGATCCCGCCTACATCGACTGCCTGTCGCTCGACAGCCGCGAGGCTGGCGCGCAGCGTCGCGCATCCGCCATCGCGCGCCTCGACCGTCGCGCGGCGAAGCTGACCGCCGATGACATCGAGGCCGAACAGGTCGGGATGCTGGTGGCGCTCATCACCGGCTGGCGGCTGTACTCGCTGGCCGGCGATCCGCTCGACGTCGAGTGCGACGAAGCGGCGAAGCGCGAACTGATGAGCGATCCGACCTTCGCTTGGGTGCGCCGACAGGTCGAGGAGCATATAGGCGATCTGGGAAACTGGTTGAGCGCGACGGCGAGCTGATCGCCTTCGCGCGTCACCGTTTCGACCTAGACTTGCCGCGCAAGGGCGGTCGCAAGCGCGACCACCTGGAGAGCGTCGCGCGGCAGCTAGGACGCCGCCCTGCGGGCCTAGACGGGCCACCACTGCCCGCGTGGGGCGAGCACCTATGGTCAACGTGGCTCGACCTGCACCAGGGTCGCCGCGTCGGCTTCAACGGTGCCGAGCCGCTGTCCTGGGCTGATCTCGACGCATGGTCGAGGCTGACCGGCGCGGAGATGCGGCCTGACGAGGCGGCACTGATCATGCGAGTGGATCGCGAGTTCTTCGCCGTGCGCGGCGAGATTGAGGGACGGAAATGATCAACGCGCCGAAAGAGTCGATCCTTCGCGCTGGCCTCGACGCGAGCGAATACACGCGCGGCGCACAGGAGATCGACAGGGCAAACACCGAGATCTCCGCGAGCAGCGGCCGGGTCGAGCAGTCTCAGGAGAAGATGACCCGCTCGCTGGTCTCGTCTTCGTCCAGCATGGATCGCCTCCAAGCATCGCTCGATAAGGGCTTCGCCTCGCAGCTGCGCTATGAGCAGATCGTGGATCGGGTCAATTCCGCGATGGAGCGCGGGCGCATCTCGCAGGAGCGCGGCGCGCAGATCATCAGCCTCGCGCAGCAGCGATACATGTCGGCGGCGACTGCGACGGCGGCGATGGGGGCGGCGACTGCGGCGGCTGCAACATCGGGCCGGAACTTCGGCGCGGTCGCTCAACAGGCGGGCTATCAGATCGGAGACTTCGCCTCGCAGGTCGCCTCGGGCGGCTCGGCGGTGACGGCGTTTGTCCAGCAAGGATCGCAGATGCTCGGCATGTTCGGCATGTTCGGCGCGGTCGCTGGCGCGGCTCTGGCTATCGGTGGCGTGGCCTATCAGATGTATGTCGCGCGCGATGCGGCGAAGGCGACGAAGTCCGAGATCGAGCTTCTCGTCGATGAAATCGAGCGACTGAACGAGGAAACGAAGAGGGCCACCGCGCCTACGCCGCGCCTCGGAGCCAATATCCAGATCGCCAATCTTCAGCAGGAGATCGCGCGGCTCCGCGCGGGCGCGCCGGTTCAAACCTACGGCGGCGGTGGACAGGAACTCGGACTGAACGTCGGCAACGAAGCGAATGTTGTCGGTGCTGGCCGCGCCGCTGACAAGATCGCCGAGCTGACCAAGAAGCTTGAAGAACTGACCAAAGCTGAACAGTCCAACCGCATCGCGACGATGATGTCGAATGATGCCTACGACTACAGCATCGCGACGGGCGAACTGCTGGTCGCGCAGCGCAAGGAGCAGGAGAAATCCGCCGAGGATGCGCGCGCGGCCGAGATCGCGACGCAAGCCACCATCCAGTCCGTGATCGAGAGCCTCGATCCCGCTGCGCGCGCGACCCGCGAGTACGAAAGCCGACTGACCTATCTCGGTCTCGCGCTCCAGGCCGGTGCAATCGATCAGGAGCGATACTCGGCGCTCGTCAATCGCGCCGCCGATGATCTCGACCGGGCGAAGACTTCGGTCGATCGTCACGCTCAGGCACTGGATGAGCACGCGCGCCGCGTGCGCGAGCAGCTTGACCCTGCGGTGGCCTACGCGCGCGAGCTTGAGCAGCTGAACGAACTGCTCAACACCGGACGTCTGACGCATGAGGAATACGCTCGCGCCGCCGATCAATCCTGGTCGCGTCTCAATCGCACGACCAGCGATACACGTGACATCGCGCGCGATCTTGGCTTGACGTTTGAAAGCGCATTTGAAGATGCCATCGTGAAGGGCCAGGGCTTCCGCAGCGTGCTCGGGGGCATCATTCAGGATATCGGGCGCCTTGTCCTGCGGCAGACGGTGACAGCGCCATTGGCGGGTCTGGCGTCGAGCTTCTTCGGCGGTCTATTCGCTCCCGCTGCTCCTGCATCGTGGGCCATGTCTCCGACTGATCTCGGCCTCCCCGGCTTCGCCAACGGCGGGCCGGTGGTCGGCAATCGACCGATTGTCGTGGGCGAGGAAGGGCCGGAGGTGTTCGTGCCGAACAGCGCCGGGACCATCGTCCCGAACGGCGTGTCGATGGGCGGCGGTGTGACGGTCCACCAGACCATCAACATTTCGACCGGCGTCGCCCAGACCGTCCGCGCCGAGATCGCCGCGCTCATGCCGGCGATCAAGCGCCAGACCGTCGATGCGGTGGCGGACGCCAGGATGCGCGGCGGATCGTTCGCCGCCGCGATGGGGACCTGATCATGACCATTTCCTATCCGATCACCCTCCCGACATCCGGCGGCTATGCGCGCGTCGAGCTTCGCATGTCGAACGTCGTCGGCGTCTCGACGTCGCCGTTCACTTTCCAGCAGCAGCTGGTCCGACACCAGGGCGCGCGCTGGGAAGCGGACGTCACCGTCGCCGAGATGGAGCGTCCCGCCGCCGAGGAATGGATCGCCGCGCTAGCCTCGCTGCGCGGGGCCTGGGGCACGTTCCGCCTGGCCGATCCTGGCGGCGCGACGCCGCGTGGCACATGGGCCGGAACGCCTCTGGTCAAGGGCGCGGGCCAGACCGGCGAGACGCTGCTGGTCGATGGGTTCTCGGCGGGCGCGACGGTCAAGGCTGGCGACTATCTCCAGATCGGTGATCGGCTCTACAAGGTGCTGGTGGACGCCACCGAAAGCAGCGGCGAGATCACGCTCGATATCTGGCCGCGTCTGCGCGAGAGCCCGGCGGATAACGCCGTCGTGACGACGAGCGCCGCCAAGGGCTTGTTCCGCCTCGCGTCGAACACGCAGGGCTGGGCGCTACAGGGATCGGGGCTGCGCTACACGCTCGCCTTCGGCGCGGTCGAGGCGATCTGATGGCGCGCGATCTCACCGCATCCGTCATCACGCAGCTACAGGCCGCGTCGGTCGAAGTCGGCATCCTGTTCGAGGGCGAGTTCGCCTCGGGCTGGGTCCGGCTCTGGAGCGGCATCGGGAACCTGTCGTGGGACAGCAAAACATGGAACGGCGTCGGCACGCTACTCGGCATCTCCGCCATCGATGAGACGAACGAGATCCGCGCCTCGGGCCTGACGGTGACGCTCTCAGGCGTGCCATCTGATCTGCTCGCCGCTGCGCTTGGTGACGCGCGCTCGGGCAAGACCGGCCGCGTCTATCTCGCCTTCTTCTCCGGCGGCTCAGTCGTGGCGGACCCGGTGCTACAGTTTGAAGGTCGACTGGACGTCCCGGCAATCGAGGATGGCGAGGATACCGCGACAATCGCCATCAGCTACGAGAGCGAACTGATCGACCTGGAGCGCGCTCGCGAGCGCCGCTACACGCCCGAGGATCAGGCGATAGATTACCCCGGCGACCTCGGTTTCGCGTATGTTGCGGCATTGCAGGACGCGCAAATCACATGGGGCCGCTGATGATAGCACGCCGCGAAGATTGGCCGTCGAGGCTCGCCGCCGCGCTCGAGGATGCGCGCGACAAGCCGTTCGAGTGGGGCCAGCACGACTGCGGTCTCTTTGCGGGCGACTGCGTGCTGGCGATGACCGACACCGACCCGGTGGCGCTCTATCGCGGCCAGTACACCGACGAGGAGGGCGCGCGCGCCACGATGCTCGCGCTGTCCGGCGGCGGGCTGCGCGCGGTGTGGAGCAAGGCTCTCGGGCCAGCGATGAACAACACGCTGATGGCGAAGCGCGGCGACGTCGTGCTGGTCACCACCGACTACGGCGAGACCGAGGCCACCGGGATCGTCGCAGGAGCGCGTGTGGCGTGCCTTTCGCAGTCGGGGCTACTGATGATGCCTTCGCGCTGCATCGTCGCTGCCTGGGGCGTCTGATGCCGTTTGTTGTCCCGGCTATTGCCGCTGCGGTGAAAATCATCGGGATTGGCGGCGTCGTTTCCGCCAGCCTCGTCGGAATAGTGGGCGGACTTGCGGTTGCAATGACGCTCTCGGCCATCGCCGGGGCGATCTTCCGCCCCAAGCGGCCAAAGCTCTCCGACCCCTTCGCGGGCGCGCAGCGCACGCAGACCGTGCGCGAGCCGATCACGCCGTGGCGCGTGGTCTATGGTCAGGTGCGGACCGGCGGTGCGATCACGTTCCTTCACACCACCGACTCCAATTCCAAGCTCCACCTCGTCATCACGCTCGCCGGTCATGAGTGCGAGGAGATCGGCGACATCTACTTCGATGACGAAATCGTCCCGCTTGATGGCAGCGGCAACGCTACGGGCAAATACGCCGGATACGTCCGTGTTCAGAAGAAGCTCGGCACCGACGGGCAAACGGCGTTCGCCGACCTCATCACCGAGGCGTCCGACAAGTGGACCGCTGACCACCGGCAGCGTGGTCGCGCGTGCATCTACGTCCGCTTGACGCACAATTCCGACCTGTTCGCATCCGGCATCCCGAATATCACGGCGGTGCTGAAGGGCAAGAAGGTCTACGACCCTCGCACATCCACGACCGCGTGGAGCGCGAACGCGGCGCTCTGCTTGGCCGACTACTTGACCGACCCGATACGCGGTCTCGGCGTGGACTACGCCACGCGCATCGATGAAGCCGACCTGATCGCCGCCGCGAATATCTGCGACGAAAACGTAACGCTGGCGGCGGGCGGCACCGAAGACAGATACACCATGAAT